AGCGACACACCGCATTAATATGAAAGTTGGCGCAGTCCGTAGTGGCAAATCCTACGTTGACGTCACGTACATGATACCGAGGCGGATACGAGAAGTGTCCGGCAAAGAAGGGCTGAACGTCATACTCGGCGTGTCGAGGGAGACCATCGAGCGAAACGTCCTGCAGCCAATGAGGGAGCAGTACACAGACCTGCTTGTCGGCACGATCAATTCAAGGAACGTGGCAAGGATATGCGGCGAAGACGTGTATTGTCTGGGTGCAGAGAAAGTATCACAGCTGGGCAAAGTCCAGGGCATGAGCATCAAGTATCTGTACGGCGACGAGATAGCCAAATGGAACAAAGAAGTGTTCATGATGGCTCTGTCGAGGCTTGACAAGGAATATTCGTGCATGGACGCTGCGTGCAACCCGGAATCACCGACGCACTGGCTGAAGGAGTTTTTAGACCGGGACGACATAGACGCATACGTGCAGAAGTACAAGATATTCGACAATCCGTTTCTGCCGGAGAAGTTCATTGAAGATCTGTGCAAGGAATACAAAGGCACGGTGTACTATCCGAGATACATTGAAGGCGAGTGGACGAAAGCAGAAGGTCTTATCTATCCAATGTACGAGGACGCCGTAACAGATGATTTGCCGGAGGTTTTCACCGATTACAGCCTGAGTATAGACTACGGCACGAAAAACGCCTTTGCGGCTATGTTGTGGGCCTTGAGCGAGGGCGTATGGTATGCGATAAACGAATACTATTATTCAGGGCGTGATACAGGCGTGCAGAAAGCAGACGATGAATACGCAGACGATATAGACCAGTTCACGCAGTGGCTGTTCGACAAGGACGGCAACGGACACTCCGCGCTGAACCGAAAACTGGAAGTCATAATAGACCCAAGTGCCGCTTCATTCAAGGCGATGCTCCAAAAGCGAGGGCGGTACAAAGTGCGTGATGCAGACAACGATGTGCTCAACGGCATAAGAAATGTTGCAACCTCAATGAATCGTGGTAGAATAAAGATACACAAAAGCCTGAAGAACTGGCAGAAAGAAGCAGCCGGTTACGTATGGGCAGACGGACCGGAAGAAAGACCGGTCAAAGAAGCAGACCACTTGCAGGACTGCACAAGATATTTCGTGCAGACGAAGCATATCGCAAAGGAGAGAAGACATGCGGACCTTTAATGACCTACTTGAAGTAGGCAAAAACGAAGCAAACAGAATGCAGTTCGTCTATGAAGCAATCAGCGAGCACAAAAGCTCTGACCTTTACAAGACGGCACAGATAGCAGACGAGTACGACCGCAAGCAGAACAGAACGATCGTACAATACCAGAAGTTACTTTATGACGCAACAGGAAGAGCGATCCCGGACAACGTGAGTGCAAACTACAAGATCACCAGCGGATTCTTCAACCGCTTCACTACACAGCAGGTACAGTTCCTACTTGGCAACGGCGTGACGTGGGAGGATGAGACTACGAAAGATTATCTTGGGCAAGACTTTGACCAGCGGCTTCAAGTGGCGGCGAAAGCATCGCTCTGCGCAGGCGTGTCATTTGGGTTTTACAACTACGACCACTTGGAAGTGTTCACCGCGCTGGAGTACGTACCGCTGTACGACGAGGAGAACGGCGCACTGATGGCAGGCATAAGGTTCTGGCAGGTGGACGCACAGAAGCCACTGAGGGCCACGCTGTACGAAATAGACGGCATTACTGAGTATATCTGGGAAGACGGCGAAGGACGGATACTCAAAGACAAAAGGCCGTACATACTGACGCTTATCAGCACCGGCGTAGATGAAGCGGAGATATTTGCAGGCGAGAACTACCCGACATTCCCGATCGTACCGCTGTGGGCGAATCCTCACAGGCAGTCAGAGCTTGTGGGCCTGCGGGAGCAGATAGACGCATACGATTTAATCAAAAGCGGCTTCTGCAACACGATAGACGAGGCGAGCTTTATTTACTGGACTATCAACAATGCAGGAGGAATGGACGAGATTGACCTTGCCGAGTTCGTGCAGAGGCTGAAGACCATACACGCTGCCAACGTAGAAGACACAGGCGCAACGGCACAGGCGAACAGTTTAGAAGCACCGCACGAAGGCAGGGAAGCGCTGCTGGATAGACTGGCAAAGGATATGTACGCCGACTACATGGCACTAAACATCGACGAAATCAAAGGCGGAGCGAACACCGCAACACAGATCCGTGCGGCATACGAGCCGATGAACAACAAGGCAGACCAGTTCGAATACTGCGTGATTGAGTTCCTGCAGGGCATACTGAGCGTGGCAGGACTTGAAGACAAGCCGACATTCACAAGAAGCTATCTTGTCAATACGACCGAAGAAATATCGGTGCTTCTGCAGGCGGCGCAGTACCTGGACGATGAATACGTCACGAGAAAGATACTGACGCTTCTCGGTGATGCAGACAAGGCGGACGAGATCATTGCAAACATGGACGAATACGACTACAAGCGGTTAGCAGGAGAAACAATTGAAGAACCGCCGATTGAAGAATAATGGACAAAGGGCATAGACAAGCCGACAAAATACTTGCGGACATCACAGACGAGATGCTGAAGGTCTTTGACAAGGCCGACCGCAAGATCATAAAGAAAGTCAGAAATTATCTGAAGAAATTTGAAGCGGAGATAAAAGAGCATGAACAGATGGTGGACGACGGAGAGATGACTCGAAAGGAGTTTGAGCAGTGGTACGTGAACCGCGTGACCACAGGCCGTGAGTGGGAGGAGTTTCGCGACGAGATAGCGGAGGACTACCACGAAGCGACCGTTGATGCTATGGCAAAAGCAGGGGCAGGGCTTTTACTGGTCTACTCTTTTAACAAAAAGTTTGCAGGCAACCAAATCACCAAACAAATTGATTCTTTCTTTCATAAGACTATTACTCCTAATAAACATAAAAAACCTCGAAGGCCAAAAGGCATTTTGCCGAAAAGCCCTGACCCTCTTAAAAACCTGCCGTGGCATCGAAAGAAGATTGAATCCGTTATACGAAGCGGAATGAAGAAAGGCAAGAGCATCGACGACATAGCACGCAGACTGCACAAGGTAACGAACATGGACAGAGTGGCGGCGTACAGAGCGGCGCGCACAGGCGTGACGTGTGCGGAGAACGAAGCGAGGATAGACGCCATGCTTGACGCGCAAGACATGGGCATAGCATACGACAAGATATGGTTTGCCACGCTGGACGACAGAACGAGAGTAGCACACAGAGTGATGCACGGCGAAAGAGTACCGTGCGATGCGTACTTTTCAAATGATATGTATGAGCCGGGCGACCCGGCAGGAGACCCGGAAGAAGTATATAACTGCAGATGCACGCTTTTATGGGTACCGGCAGGCATGCCGATGGACATAGAGGAAGGGCCGGACGGCATGGGCAAACTGGAGTGGAGCGCACAAAAGCCGGTGTCAAAACCATACCCGAGGTGGCGAGATGGCTGAGATAAAAATCGAAATCAAGAAGGACGAGCTGGGGAAGGTCAAAGAGCTGTCCGATGAAGCGGTCGCAAGAGCGTTGGAGCAATGCGGAGCACTCTGGGAGAGTTACGCAAAGCAGATGGCACCGGTGGACACAGGCAGATTGCGCAACAGCATAGAGCATCACCCAGAAGGCACGGATACCGTGGTAGTAGGAACAGACGTAGAATATGCGGTCTATCAGGAGATGGGCACGCGCTACCAGAGCGGTACGCCGTTCATAAAACCATCGGGAGAAAGCAATATAGGCACATTCAAAACAATCATTGAAAACGAATTAAAGAAGTGATACACTATCTGTAGGTTATTATCCTATGTGCAAAAGAAATTGCACCGAAGAACAGAAAAAGGAGAATATACATGAGTTTAACAAGGAAGTTCCTGTCCGCACTTGGAATTGAAGATGACAAGGTCGACGAGATCATCAGCGCACACACCGACACGGTAAACGCGCTGAAAGAGCAGAGAGACACATACAAGGCCGATGCGGAGAAACTACCTGCCGTCCAAAAGGAACTGGACGATTTGAAGGCCGCAGCAGAAAAGAACGGCGAAGACGCTTACAAAGTCAAATACGATGCGCTGAAAGAGGACTTTGATGCCTTTAAGGCACAGCAGGACGAGAAGGAGAAGCACGCCAAAAAGGCAGACGCTTACAAGGCGCTCCTGCAGGAGGTCGGCATTTCAGAGAAGCGGATCGGGTCGGTGCTGAAAGTATCCGACATTGATTCCATCGAGTTTGACGATGAAGGCAAGGTAAAAGAAGCGGACACGCTGAAGAAAGCCATCGGCGAGGAATGGGCAGACTTCATTGTCAAGACCGACACCAAAGGCGTAAACACAGCGACACCGCCAGCAGGCAGCGGCAAAGTCTATAAGTCCAAGGACGAGATCATGGCGATCAAGGACACGAAAGAGAGACAGAATGCCATTGCCGAAAATCATGAAATGTTTGGATTTTAAGGAGATTAACAAATGGCAACAAACGTAACAAACGCCGCCGAAACCAATCTTATCAAAGCGGCACAGATGAAGAAAGTCAGAGAGGTTGACTTCGTTGAACAGTTTGGCGGAGACATTCTGCCGAAGCTGATGGAAGTTCTTGGAGTAACAAGACAGATCCCGATGATGGAAGGAACGACCATGTATGTATATAAGACCACTGGACAGTTGGTCAACAATGGTGCTGTTCCTGAAGGCGAGATCATTCCTCTGTCACAGTACGAGAGAACTAAGAATTCTGTTGGTGAGATCACGCTGAAGAAGTGGAGAAAGGCCGCATCAGCAGAAGCAATCAAGAAGTCCGGTTATCAGGAAGCAGTAACAGAGACAGACGCTAAACTGCTGAAGGACGTACAGAAAGGAATCAGGACAGACCTGTTTACATTCCTTGCTACAATGGACGGTTCAACAGCTGGCACGCCAGCAACGGGCGATACACTGCAGGCGGCTCTTGCAGATGCTTGGGGACAGCTCCAGGTGCTGTTTGAAGACGATACCGCAGAATCAGTTTACTTTGTGAACCCTCTTGATATTGCTGACTATCTTAAGACAGCACAGATCACAGTACAGACAGCATTCGGCATGAGTTATGTAGAAGACTTCCTGGGCCTTGGCACGGTTATCATGTCAAGCCAGATCACACAGGGTACATTCTATGCAACAGCAAAAGAGAATCTGATCCTGTATTATCTGACAATGAATGGCGATATTGCCAATGCATTCGAGCTCACGGCAGACGCAACCGGATACATCGGCATCAAGAGCGGCTATCAGAACGAGGAGAGAGCACAGATCGAGTCACTGATCATGTCAGGCATTCAGTTCCTCGTAGAGTATGCTGACGGCGTAGTAGTTGGAACTATCGGAGAAAGCGGAGAGACCGGAGCTACCGGAGCATAAGTAAATGGATATTCTGATAGCAGTACCGACATTTGAAAACATATACCCGGATACGTTCAAATCTATTTATGATCTGGACAAGGGAGACAACAATGTTTCGTTTGAGTTTGTGCGAGGATATGATTGTGCAACAGCAAGGAATCATATAGTGCAAATGGCAATAAACAGAGATGTTGATTATGTCCTTATGGTCGACAACGATGTTGTTCTTCCAAAGGATATATTATCGGTAATGCTTGATGATGCTAAAGATGTGTGCCTTGGATATTATGCTCATAGAGACGCAGACAATATATACCGTGGGCGAGTAAATGTGTGCAGACTTTATGACAAGCAAGGGAAACTGCAAGTAAACTTTCCGCTTGAATCAGAATATACTGCAGAAGAAATAAAAGAACTTCGCGACAAAGGCGAATACAAAGTGCAGATAAAAGGCGGCGGAATGGGCTGTGCATTTCTAAAGGTGAGCGTGCTTAAACGACTGCAATATCCGTGGTATGACTGGGTTAATTACAAAAACCGAGGAATGCTTTCAGAAGACTTATACTTCTGCACTCAATGCAAGAAAGCAAACATACCAATATTTACTGACACGAGAGCGTATTGCGGGCATTTGCTGAGGCACATACAGTTTCCATATTAGGAGCAAAATCAATGCTAACAGAATTATGCAAAGAAATAAACAACTGGTTTGACAAAGAAAAATACTTTGGAACATTCACGGTCACTGATGGAGTGATAACCGGCGACTTTTCTTTGCAGGAAAATCAGTATTTCAGAATCGTCGGAAGCGTATTCAATGACGGTGTTTACAAGTTCGATGATGACCTTGAACTTGAGGACGAGACATTTGACGGAGCGATATGGGCAATGGCTGTACCAAAAGAGGTCATTGCCCTTGCCGCAGACATCAAGGATTGGTCGGACAAGTATCTCGGGGTCGATTCGGCGGCTATGTCACCGTTCAATTCGGAGAGCTTCGGCGGGTATTCATACTCAAAGAGCGGCGGCGCAAGTTCAAGCGGCAACGTAGACCTGTCAGGGACATGGCAGGGAGCATTTGCCGACAGACTGAACCACTGGCGCAAAATCTAACGGAGGGTCGATATGTCATTACTTGACGACGCACTTGAAACGTGCGTGATGATGGACAAAAGAACACAGCCTGACGGATACGGCGGGTACATATCCACATACACAGAGGGTGCAGAGTTCAAGGCGGCTATCGTATTCGACACTTCGATGGAGGCGAGGGCGGCAGAAAAGCAGGGCGTAACAAGTCTTTATACCGTGACGACAACGAGAGCGCTTACATTGCAGTATCACGACATCTTCAAGAGAGTTCGTGACGGCAAAGTGTTCAGAGTGACGAGTGACGGTGACGACAAGTACACACCTGCAAGTACCGCACTCGACATGCGAAACGTGACCGCAGAGGAGTTCAAACTATGAAAGTAGACATTCTTGGGACAAAATACACGATTGAGATCGTTGACATCAAAAACGAACCTGATGCAAGGGAAAACGATTACACAGGTCTTTGTCTTAAAAACGAGCACAAGATCAAAATCGTTGACCTGAAAAAACATCCAGATTGGGCAAACGACAGCGACGAAACGAAAGAGAATGCTACCAAAGAAACACTCCGGCATGAGATTGTTCATGCGTTCCTGAATGAAAGCGGACTGAAAGACTGCGCTAACAGATGGAACAGCTCTTGGACAAGCAACGAAGAAACCATCGACTGGTTTGCAATACAAGGGCCAAAAATCATGAAAGCGTGGAAGGAGGCTGGTTGTCTTGAATAAGTGGCAAGCTCTCCAAAACTTCTGGTCGTCATTCGGCTGGGACGCATACGACGAAAATTCTGTCGATACAGGCTCGCATGCACCAGAGTTCCCCTATATCACCTATGCGGCGCAAACAGGCGTTATAGGGCAGGTTTTGACCCTTACAGCGTCACTGTGGGACAAGTCTACATCATGGGTGGATGTATCGGACAAAGCCGAC